TTCTGCCATATTATCACTACCTAATACTCCACCACCCAAAGTTGGCCAGTCTTCTTGTTCTTGACTACCTAATGGTTTAGTGTTGTTCAATACTTCATTTAATGCTGCATTTTTAGTGTATTGTTTTTTAGGTTTTTTGATAACCTTTTTAGGTTTAGGTTTAGAAATTGTTTCCGATAAACTAATTTCTTTTTTGTCATTAATAAATATCTCACTTAATTGTTTTTTGATTTCTTTACGAACAATTAATTCAATTATATTTTTTAATTTATCTTTATTCATTATTACTCCTAATTTACTGCTTTACTTATTTCTGCTAATTTTATTACTTGGTCTAATTGTTGAACATCTTGTTCTGCTTTTAAAGCGTCAGTTAAGACATTTTGTAATTCTGGGGAACCTCCGTTTTGAAAATATCTACCTAATTCAGGCCCACTATTTAAAAGTCCACTTGAAATAACATCTCTAATGTCTGATGTATCTATTGGTGGATTGTCTGGATTACTTTCGTATTCATCAAGGAATGCTAAAAAGTCTTTCGGGTCGTCATCAATCTCATCTGGGTCTGTACTGATGTATTTATTTACTTTATCTCCAACTGGTTTTATAGCATCAACTGCAGCACTTGCTGCTGCTTTTAATGCTTCTACCTTTGCCTTTGCCGCTGCTATGTCTGATAGTATTCCTTCAAAACCACCAAGAGCATCAAATCCAGGAACTGCTGGAAGTCCTAATTCGTCTAATACTTTATCTAATTCTACAAACTCAAAATTAAATTCTGGTAACCACTCTAAACTAATGAATCTTTCTATTTGTTCTTTAATGTGTTTTATTTGGTCAAACTTTAATTTCATACCTGCCATAAATGCAAGGTTTGGTGCTCCACCTGGTAATACCGGTGGTAAAATTAAACTTGGTATTGCTAACATTTCTAATTTTAAAAACTCTACCATTGGTTTTAAATCTCCAGCTCGTTCTACAATCATTTTCGGTAGCATAATATTTCCGTCTGGATTAAAGGTTTCTTTTAATGAACCACCCTTTATTGCTTTTAAATTTATTGTACTATTTTGTACTTCTACATCTACACTATTATTACCTTTTATCAATACATCTCCGTCTTCGGAATTTATATTAATATTGTTTTGTGAATAGATACCAATTTCATCTTTTTTAGCATTCAACACAATTCTATCTGAATCTAAAATTAATTGTGGGTCTCTATATTCATCTCCAAGATTAGTTAGTGCTGGTTCTGGATATAATACTAATTCATTGGTTGTTAAATAAATAGATGCCTTATCATCTTCTAATTCTTCTAATGTTCCTAAATTACCTGCGACTAATTTTATATTTGGTGAGTCGGTTGTGTCAGTTTCAGTTTCCTCTCTTTGATTAGCACCAAGTCTAATTGAGTTTCCAAATCTCCCGTGTATTAAAGTGTCGCCTTCGTTTGGTGTAAGTTTTAAAGGACTGACATCTTCAAAGTATGAACCCTGTTTATAATCCTCATCTACCTTATTTGAATTAAGTGTGAAGTCTTCTGGTTTAATAGTTACATTGGCTTCTTTTTCATTAGGAATACTTTTATCAAATTCTTCAAAATTTATTTCATCAATATTGTCATTGACTGGTGCAAGATAATATCTTTTACCTTCAAGATTTACACCTAACCACAATTCACCTACGATAGGATGCTGTAATATATTTGGGTTAAGTGGTGTAAATGTAAATAAGTTTTTAACTTCTGTTCCTTGTTCAGAATGTAAGTATCTACCAAGGACTTGACCAGATGTAGTTATTTTTGGATTCCCATCGCGTCTGTAAATGTCCATTACCTCAAACACTTCAAGTTCATAAAACTCTTGTGATGTGGCTATTTGTTTTGATATGGATTTTAAACTACTCCTTGTAATGACTTCATCGTCAAAAGAAGTGTTCTCACCACCACCAGAGTCTGCTGGTTTAGGTTTATGCCATGCCATTAGTTTTCCTTATTTAATGAATTATCTATTTCGTCTTTTTTGATTTGTAACTCTTGAACATCGGATTCTATGGCGTCCATAAGTTGTTGTTTTTCTGATTCAGATAAACCAAACTCATCTCCACTATCTGATGTTATTCTTTTTTCTGATGCTATAATTCGTTGAACTACTGTTGCAAGTTTAACTAATTGTTCATCATTTTTTACATTGATTTCCAAGTATTCTTTTAACATAGGAATTATCTGAATAGCTGTATCTCCGTCTTTGATAAATCCCACAACCTCTTTCATCAATACTTCTAATTGAGTTTTGTTGGTTTTGGAATTATCATAGATGTCTTTGAATACATCAGATAAGGTTTTTCCTTTGAATATTTCGTAATCGTTTGCCATAAATTTTACCTAACAATAAATATAGAGTTATGGAAAAATAGGGATATATATTTATATACTGATTAATTTTTTTGAT